TTCGTTATCTTGCGCAGGGCTGTAGCTTCAATGAAGTGGGCCATAGATTCACTGCGCAGCAAATACCCGAAGGTTATCTATCGCGGCCAGCGCGGCAACCACGACATGACCACGCATTACGCTGTGACACTTTCACTTGCGGAGCACTACCGGGACACTCCCGAAGTTGAGATAGTTCAAAGCGCAAACGAGTATTACTGCCACGAGTTCGGCAGGAACATGGTTCTGTTGCACCACGGCGACCGAGCAAAGCCGGAACGGCTGACAATGTTTGCGGCCAGTGAATACCCTGAGATTTGGGGCAGAACGAAACACCGCGTAGCGTTCTCAGGGCATGTTCACCACGTCGAGCGTAAAGAGGCGGGCGGAATGATGTTTGAATCGGTTGGGACGCTAGCCCCACGGGACGCCCACGCATACGGACATGGATACTCAGCCGGTAGATACCTGAGTTCGATCACGCTGCACGAAACAGACGGTGAAATCAGTAGGGCGCGGGTCAATGTATGAGCGCCGCATTCTGGCCGGAAAGAACGACCGGGCCTTTTTCGTTGCTGTTGATGGTCAGGTGCATGAAATCCCCGACGATCAGCTTGTTTACTGGTTGCGGGACATAGCGGCGAGACTAACAGATAAGCAGAACGGGGCCGAACATGGACAGGCCAAGCCTTAAGGCAGCGGCAGACTGCGGTTCGATTCCGCACGGCTCCACCAAATGAACCTAACACAATCGGACTACTACCGCGACGCCGTAGCGATGGCGATAGCGGACAACGTGCCACGTGAAACAATCAGGCAGGCAAATCTTCTCAGCCAAGACGGGGAACAGTTCAATTGGGCAATATGGGCAAGTGTAAAGCTGGCGGAGATAGCGAGTGACGAACATCATTGATTTCCCAGAACCCCAAGAGGCTGATGATTTTGACGAGATCCAGAACTGCGACGACTACATCATCATTGGCGTAACGGGTGACGAGGCAATGTTTGTTTACACGGCTGGAATTGATGGGTTTGCGGATGTGCTGCCCATCCTTGCCGCGATCCGTGACGGCATAGTGGAAGAAATCAGCAATGCTAACCCGTGAGGACATAGAGGCGTTCCAAGACGAGGACGACCACCACACAGAAGTGGTTGAGTTGTGCATTCATAGCATCGCCCGTCACTGCAACAACCTAACCTATCGGTTCCACAGGGACACCGTAATTGAAGCGGCCCGCACGTTCGCGGATCGCCTGGAATATCAATCACCGGAGGAAATGAACTAATGGAAATCGGCGGAATCATCATCGCGCTGCTCGTTATTGGCGGCGGCATCTACTTCATCATGAAAAACCGGAAATAACCAGAGGGCCACGCTTCGCAAGGACCGTGGAGAAACTATGGCGGAGCCTAAAGTAGGCGTAAATAGGGGGAACGCAGGCAAGGGTCGCCCAAAAGGGTCTAAGAACAAAACCACTGCGATTGCCAAGGAAGCTATCCAAATGGCTGCTGAGGGTTTGGGTGGTGTTGATCGCCTCACCGCGTGGGCGCAGGAGGATCCGGCCAACGAAAAGGTGTTCTGGTCTCAGATGTTCACCAAGTTGTTGCCGCACCAGGTGGAGGGAACAGGAGAGGCAGGCGAATTCCTATTCCGCACGGTTTACGAAGCCAAGCCGGAATAAATGATCCATGAATTCCGGGTCCGCTGGTATCAGCAGGACTTTCACCGCGCGCTGGTTAACAGAACGCATGACAGACTGATTGCCATTTGGCACAGGCGGGCCGGGAAAGACGAGATTGTCCTGAATGCGTTTCGGGAACTGGCGCTAAAGAACACCGCAACCTATTGGCACTGCTTCCCAGAGTATGCGCAGGCCAAGAAAGCAATCTGGAACGGCGTCAACGGGCATACCGGAAAGCGTAGGATTGACGAGGCGTTCCCGCCCGAAATCTGCAAGCGGCGTGTCGATAATGACATGTTCATTGAGTTCAACAACGGCTCAACATGGCAGTTGCTTGGGTCTGATAGATACAACGCCACAGTGGGCTCTGGTCCAGCTGGAATAGCTTATTCGGAGTGGGCGCTGTGCAACCCTGCGGCTTGGGCCTATCACTCGCCTATGATCCGTGAATCGGGCGGGTTTGCGGCATTCATAACAACGCCACGCGGCAACAACCACGCTAAGGTGATGTATGAGCGCGGCAAGGAGCGTGATGGGTGGTTTGCGGAACTGCTAACCGCTGAGGATACAGGCGCGCTAACTCAGGCCGCTTTAGCCGAGGCGCTAGAAGAATACCAGGACGTTCACGGCATCGACATGGGCCGTGCGCTATTCGAGCAGGAATATCTCTGTTCATTCAGCGGGGCCATGATTGGTGCTTACTTCGGGGCCGAGGTCAACAAGGCCGAGCGCGAGGAAAGAATACGCACAGTCGAGATTGATTGGCTTCATCCGGTCCACACGGTTTGGGATTTGGGCAAAGCGGTAAACAATCCGATTTGGTGCTTTCAGGTTATTGCCGGAATACCGCGAATTGTGGACTTCTATGTTCCCGAAAGCGACGACCTGTCCGATTGGGTGAAGTGGCTCAATGACAAGGGCTACGCAGGGAATGACTACGTGCCGCACGATATTGTGGTGACGGAGTGGGGCAGCAGCAGAACCCGTTTTGATAAGCTGAAAACCTTTGGCCGCAAACCCATCAGAATCCCGCGCGTAAGCGTTGCTGACGGGCTTCAGGCGGGCAGGGATACGATCAACACCGCCTTGTTCCACAGCGGCAACGACGAGCGCGGATTGCGCGTCAAGCACGGCATTGAAGGGCTGCGCAACTACCGCAGGGAATGGGACGACGAGCTTAAAACCTTCCGGGAAACCCCCGTGAAAGATTGGGCTGAACACATTGGGTCGGCGTGGCGATATCTCGGCCTTTCTTGGAAAAACATAGCACCGGCGCAAGCCAAGCCGAAAAAGCCGCAGGAATTGATCTATGAGGCGCAAGCTGACGGGTCAATCGTCGCAAACATGGACGTGAAAGAGGCGGTGGCGGCAATGGTGAAGCGTCGAAGGAATCGTGAATGACTGAATACACCAAGGCCGACCTTGAGCGGATTGGGCGTCAGTGGATGGCGCGCATTGATGCGTCACGGAAGCGCGAGGAAAACTGGATCAAGGATGCAACGAAGGCCGAAGCGGCCTATCTGTGCGATTCTGACAGCCCCGGTGACGTTCCGCAGTTCAACATTCTTCACAGCAATGTGGAAACCATTGTTCCGTCCATTTACAACTCAACGCCTTCCCCAGATATTCGCCCGCGCCACAACAACAACGACCCGCTAGCAAAACTGGTATCTGACGCGCTGGAGCGGTCTGTTTCAACGCAGATTGACGATAGCGTTATGGATATTGAAGTGGAGGCAGCGGCGCAGGACACGTTCATGGCTGGGCGTGGTGCGGTTCGGGTTAAGTTTGACGCCGACGAGGTAGAGATACCCACAGGCGAAATCGACATGGAAACGGGCGAGCCCGTTATGCAGGTCGGCATTGCCAACGAGCGGGTTCTCTATGAGGATATCTCGTGGCGTGATTACGCAGAAGGTCCGGCAAAGCGCTGGGGTGACGTTCCGTGGGTCGCGTATCGGCATGAAATAAGCGAAGCCGAACGCCGCAAGATCGAGGACAAAGACCTCACTGACCTTTACGACGACGAGGCGGAGCAAGAAGAACAGGACGTTCCGGTTTGGGAAATCTGGTGCAAAGATTCCCGGACCGTAAAGTTTATCATCGCTGATTCCTGCAAGGTCATTGCGATAAAGGAAGATCCGCTGAAGTTGAGCGGGTTCTATCCACAGCCGCAGCCAATGCAGCCAATCACGGGCACGGGGCGCAGAACGCCAGTTTGCCCATATACCGTCTACAAAACGCTTGCTGAAGAACTCGACACCCAAACCAAGCGCATCAATAAAATCACGCAAGGTTTGAAGGTCAGGGGCATTATTGCGGCGGACGCGGGCGACCTGGAGGCGCTTGCAGACCTGAGCGACAACGAGCTTGCGCCGATTGGCAATATTGAGAATCTCATTGCGGCTGGCGGGCTTGAGCGCGCGGTTATGTGGTGGCCCATTGAAACAGCCGTTGCTGTGCTTCGGGAGTTGGTGGCGCAACGCGAGCAAACAAAAACCGCGATTTACGAAATCACCGGCATTTCAGACATTATTCGGGGGCAGGGCGCAGCGTCTGAAACCGCCACGGCGCAGCAGATCAAAACTGAATGGGGAAGCCTGCGCGTTAAGAAAATGCAGCGCCTCGTTGAAAGACATGTGCGCGAGTTGATGAAGCTAACGGCGGAAATCATTTCGCTGCACTTCCAGCCCCAGGCTGTTCAGAAGGCTTCTGGGATGCAAATCCCGCCGGAGGCCATGCAGTTCCTGAACAAGCCGCTGGATCACTACCGGATAGACGTTGAGACAGACAGCACAGTTAAAGCAGACCTTGGCAAGAACCGCCGCGAGATGAGCGAATTCCTGCAAGGAACGGCGAGCTTCTTCCAGACAATGGCACCAATTGTTCAGAGCGCCCCACAGGCGGCAGGACCGCTGGCACAGATGTATGCAGCGTTTGCCCGTCAGTTCAGCCTTGGCAAGCAGGCAGAGGACGCGCTTGAGCAGTTCACGCAATTGGCTGAACAAGCAGCGGGCCAACAACGACCCGACCCCGGCGCTGAGGAGGCCAAACTCAAGGCACAGGAAATGGGCCAGAAGGCGCAACTCGATCAGGCCAAAATGCAGCTAGATCGGGAAAAAATGCAAATGGACGCGCAAAACAAGAGCGCGGAAATCGGCATTAAACAGCAGGAACTAGCCCTAAAGGGTGCGGAAATCGAATTGAAGCGTGAAGGCAAGGGCGCGGAAAACATCATCAACACGGGCAACGCCAACCCGGAAGAACTTGCGCAGGCGTTTGGCGTGGCGGTTCAGGCCATTTTAGCGGAAATCCAGCAGAGTCACGCTGCCACGGCACAAAAGCAGGACGACACGAGTTTGTTGCTGGCTGAGGCCATCAGGTCAGGGAATGAAGCCTTGGCGCAGGTGGTTTCTCAAGGAAATCAACAGGTTATCGCGGCAATGACCGCACCCAAAGAGCTTGTAAGGGACGCGCAAGGCAGACCTTCAGGCGTTCGAACAGTTCAGTAGAGGCAAATCATGGCATACATCAACGACGAGGTTTTTGACCAAGGCCTCGATTACGCAGACACGAACGGCACACGGATCGACATTTGCTCGCAAGAGCCAACGACCTACGCCGAAGCGACCAGCACATATACGCTTGGCAATAAAACCGGCTTGAACACCGGGGCGACGGAGGCAGGCGCGACAGACGGTCGGCGTGTGATTGTCCCGGCGATTACGGATGGTTCGGTAACATCAACCGGCACAGCAACGCATTGGGCGCTGACTGACGGGGCGAGCATTCGTGTCGCAACGGGCGCGCTTTCATCTTCTCAAGCCGTAACCAGCGGCAATGACTTCACCCTCGACGCAATCAGCATCACGATTCGCGACGCAAGCTAAGGCAGAACGATGGCCGTTGAACTTGTCGATAGCACGTTAATCCTATCGACCTCATCGGACAGTTCGTCAGACGCCTACACCTCAAACAGTCATACGCTAGACGGCACCACCACTTGCATAGTGCTGGCAGTCAGCATCATGGGCAACGGCACAACGCCGGGGCCGGATATGTCGGCTATCACCGCCTCGTTTGGCGGCGAAAGCATGACGCTGGCCTATCACGCCCCCACGAACGGGCTTGTCAGCCAAGCCAACATGGCGGTGTTTGTTCTTGCCACGGGGCTACCCTCTGGCTCGCAAACAGCGACGGTCACAATGGGTGGCTCACCGGGGTCTGAGCAGCGCGCCTGTGAAATAGTGCTGGCCGAATACAAGGGCGTTGACACCGCAGATCCGATTGGGCAGGTAGCCCGGTCTTACAGCGCAACAACCGTTGCGATCACGCCGGACAACGACGACTCCGCGATTGCGGTTCTCTGTTCCTCTAGAGACGGGGACAACGGACCGTGGACGCCGAACAGTGACACAACCGAACTACACGACAGCCAAACCGGGTCGAGCGACTACAGTAACGTTGCGACCTTCTATGGCCACCATCTGAATGCTGAAGGAAGCACCGAAGTAACTTTAGGGGCAACCCCCTAAGATCGTGACTGGGAAAC